CCTGCAGAGCCAGCATCACCTTTGGCACCTTGTATACCTTGATCACCACCATCACCTTTTGGTCCTGTACTTCCAGTTACACCTACAAACTGTGGAAAGTTTGCTGTGTTATAATTACCAGTGTGTAATACTTCATTACCACCTACTGTTGTTCCTTGTTTTAAATCTGCCATTTTATTTTAAGTTTTGATTTAGTGAAACTAAACATTCATTTTCAGAACACCCGCTAAAGGCTCCTTCACATTCAGTGCACGTATATTCATTATCATCTTTCATCTTATACTTCTTTTATGTCTATACCATGTAGTTGACCTAATCTTTGTATATCCATAGGATCTACTTCATATATACCCGGTAAAGCCCACCATGTTTTATGTGATCTAGTACCATTATAATAATCTAACCATCTTAAATGTATTTGGTCATCTCCTTCTTTAAATCTAGAAACTCTAATATTACCTCCATTGGCCCCAACACTACCTAAAGTTTTAGTTAAATTATCTGCACTTCCATTTTCATAATTACCAAAAGCTCTACACCAATTTTTACTATAAAATTCATTCCCTTGAGCATCAGTAAACCAATGTGGTAAAAACCAATAAGCCATTAAAGACCATTTATCTTTTTCTACATTGTTGTGTCCTGGGTAATGTGAGTAAGGGTTTGTTGTATTACTAGTTCCAGAATAAGCATATGTAGGTACTTGTGAACCATTACTTCTTGTATGTGTACCCAAGTAATTATTACCACCGGTTTTTTCTTTACAATTCATCCATATTAATCCAACGTACATTTTATTAGAATCAATATTTATATAACCTATTTCACTATATCTGTTAGAATCACCTGTTAAGTTTTTACCTTCATGTATACTATATTCATTCCTATTTGTAAGTGTCCTATCAAACCATCTTACTTCTTGTGAATCAAAACCAGATCCAAGTCTTGAATCTGCTAAATTTGGTTGATTAGTTAAATTTCTATCTGATGCCCAAAGGTTATAATATGATGTAGCATCTCCTAACTTAAAACCAATATGCTCTGATATATGCTGTGCTGACATTACATTGCTTTGTAAACAAACGGTATTTTTAGTTATTGGTTTAAAACCACATCTTTGAATTTGTATGTTTCTTATAGAAGAAACACCTGTATCTATATCACTAGGCATATGATAATGACCTGTTCTTAAATACTTAGCTGCAGCGTTTCCTGTATTATTTCCACTTGCTGTATCCGCTGCTCTATCCCATCTGTAAAAAAGCTCAAATGTTTCCCATTCTACAGAGTAATTATTAACAGAAGAAGATCTTATCCAACCATCTGTGTCTGATGCACTCCAAAAATAAGAAGTCACTCTACCACCTGCGTTTAATCTGTCTAGACTAATTTTTTGTTGGCCTGTCATTCTAACATATTCTCCATCATACAAGGAGTTTTTACCGTCTTCATCCATAGTAAAATATTTATGATGAAAACCGTATCCTGTGCCGTCATAGTTTATTTCAACTATGCTTTCTCCATTTGTAATTTCTGGACCATATCCCTCTGCTCCTAGATTATCCCAATCTTCAGATACAGAAAATGTTGCATAAGCTGCATCTGCACCACTTGCGTTTGAGTGTAATACTTCTTTTATAATACCTAGCCTGCTTGTTCCTATTGCAGCATATGGATGTCTGTGAGTTGGACCATTTGGTAATCCAGGTAATTTAAACCAGTGATTAGCTCTTACTAAATTCATTGCCTCTGCAAGACCTTCATTAGTTCCTATAGCATCAAAAGAAGACATACAGTAAATAAGATTTCCTAATTCACCTGAGTGTATATCCATTAATTTTTTTGCTAAATTATCTCTTTCAACTTCCGAAGCATATACGTCATATCTTTTAATGGAAGTTACAAGTTCCATAGTGGAGTGATCTAAAATTGCCAAGGATATTCCTCTACCTCCAACGTTTTCTCCTAGTTGTTGTCCTTCTCTATTTATCCATCTGATATAACCTGCACCAGTATCATTAGCGTTATATCCAGTGCCTTTAACTTGGATATTAGCAACTAAGTTTCCTTGTGGTTCAGAAAACTCATTATGTTTTAATTCTCTTAACGTTGTTAAATCCATTGGTTGAATGTTATACTGTAAATCTCATAGTTACGCCATCAAAACTAATACCTGATCCAGCAATTCCTAAAGTAGTACCACTAAAAGTTAAGTTTGTCTCTGCTTGCACAGTTGATCCTCCTGTTGCTGTGATTACTCTATTATTAGAATTTGATGTTACAGCTAAAGTATCACCGGTATCCCCTTTATCTCCCTTATCACCTTGAATACCTTGAACTCCATCAACACCGTCTGTTCCATCTGTTCCAGCGGGACCCCTTGATCCATCAGAACCATCAGCACCATTAGTTCCATCAGTTCCATTTACTCCATCAGTTCCATCAGCACCAGGAGCACCAGGAAGACCAGGAGCACCGTCCCTACCATCTGAACCATTAGTTCCATTAGATCCTGGTACTCCGCGTTCACCATCCGTACCATTGGTTCCGTCTGATCCATTTGTTCCTGGATCACCATCAACTCCATCAACCCCATTGGTTCCATTACTTCCATCTGTTCCGTTGGTACCATTTGTACCCGGATTACCTTTGTCTCCTTTAGGTCCTATATTCCAAGAACATACACCTGAATCTGCATTAAAATTTGAATCACCACCAGGGAGTATTATAACACCAGGCATCCATTTTAAAGATCCTGTGTCTGCATTATGTTGAGCAATAAGTAACCAATTTTCATTAGGTTTAACACTAGTACCATTATAATCAAGAACCTGCAATGTACCTGATTGATAATCTCCACCTCTATTATGTATCCAATATAATCCGTGCCATGCTGGAATATCAATTCCTGTATTAGCAGCTATATCTATATGACCATTACTACTTAAGCTTTTACTTACGGGTATACAGATAATCCTAGATGTCCACTTTAATACACTTCCTTTCCAAGTAACAGTACCACCACCACTCATAGAGTAGTTAGCATGTGCACCTTCTACTACAGGTGTTAAATCTTGATCAACTTTTGCACCTGCATCAATACCATCTAATTTTGTTTTTAATGCTGCTGTAAAGTTTTTTGTGGTTAATCCACCGTCACCTATAGAATATGTTGTGTCTTTGTCTGATGTTGTAACCTCTGATGTTGTATCATCCGCATGAGTAAATGTAATTGTATCATTACTAACTGTTGCAGATTTAATTGGGTTTACAGTAGCATCTAATTTATTACCAATGCTGGTAGATATAGTTGTAGAAAAATTAGGATCATCACCTAATGCAGCTGCCAATTCATTTAATGTATCTAATGTAACAGGTGCGGAATTAACTAAGTTTGTTATAGATGTTATTACAAATTCTTTTGTAGCAACAGTTTTACCCAAGTGAGTCATTACATCCGTAGATGCAATCTGTTCTCCGCTTATGGTTAAGTCTCTTTTAGATGGTGTAGTTGTTGCCATTATTTTAATCTTTTTCTATTATGTTTGTGTTTGATATTAGTCTTTTTTGCTGCATCATGCATAGATGAATAATTTACGCTCATACTAGCACCTTCAACATAAAAAGGACTACTATCATAAAAACCTTTTGCTGAAATCTTTACTTTTAATTGTGTCCCTATAGAAGAAAATACATGAGACTCATTTGAAGTTATATCATATGCTTCATACGTTGATCCATTATCATTAGACACTTGAGCATTTACAGTACAATTAGCAGGTATAACAAAACTACTCATATTATGTAGAAAAACCATATCAACGTTTGCATTATTTTCTAATGTAAATGTACCATATACTACATGCCAATCACCTATAAGTTCATATGGATGTTGATCTTCTCTGTGTATTTTAAAAGAATGACCATCTGATGCGTATCCCATTCTTATCCAATATTTTGAACCATTAGCTGATTCCATTAAAACAGGTGAGTGACCGTAGTCACTTTGTGCTGTAGAACCTCTACCATTAGTAGTTGTATCTTCTTTGTAGCTACTTCTTCTTCTAGAGGCCCAGGTTTTACCTGTACCTATATCATGATAACAAAAGTCCGGCTTTGCCCATCCTCTGTCAGCACCAACAAACATAAAATTCTTTGAACCTGGTAATTTATCAGTAGGTGTACCTTCTGTCTTTTGAAATTTAGATCCTACTCTTAAGTAACCGGGTTGATTAATATTTGTATTAACATTATTTATTGGGTTAGCTTCTATTACATTTGGAACACCTCCGGTAAAACAAGGAGTATAATCTACTTTTAATATGTTATCATATCCACCACACATTATAACATTTGGTTCTGAGTTAGGGTTTACAATAAATAAACCAGGATCTCTATTATACCCATTAACCGTCTTAATTGAATTAGTTCCTGCTACAGTATCTTCTAAATCACACCATAGTGATTTTGCATCATTTGTTGAAGCATCTAGTATAACAGTAAATCCACCGTTCCCTTCATAATCCCAATAATACATTCTATCATTTACTTCATCATAAGATAAAGAACCTCTATAACCATTTCTATCATTAGTTGCAGAACCATCATATTTAGTTACTGAAGATTCTAACATTTGTTGTTCTCCTGTAAGTAAATTTCTTCTTGGGAATTTTTTGTAATGTCTAGCATCATGTTCTGAAGCATATATCCAATCACCCGCGGCACACAAACCACCAGCATACCAATACCCAGTTCTTCTGAGATATCCATTTGATCTTGAGTTTGTACCAGATGGATCAATAAAATCTGTAGGGTTTGGATGACTTGGTCTATCTTCTCTGATTATGGCACCTTCATTAGTAGTACCATCTTTAGCACCTCTATAATCAAATATAGAATAGCCATATACGTTATAACTCATTACAACCGCTTTCCCTGCACTCTTAGCCATTGCTACAGATTGCATGTGGTTATATGTACTACCTGTGTCTCTCCATAATGCATTATTATCATGATACAACTTAGTCATTGTGCCATCATCATTGAGTCTTCTGAAAGCTACGCCATCACCCCAACCACATGTCATTAATATATCACCATCTATATCATATGAGTTATGTCCACCAATACATCTTTCTCCTCCATCATACTCACCAGAACCACTATTAATTATAGCATTACTCATACCTCCCTTTTGAACAGGACCTAGAGTATGAGTACCCTCATCGTCTGACATAAAACAACCAACAACTTCAGAAGCTGAGTCTTTATTTAATATTGCACTTGAAAATCTAGCCATTCTTTAATTTTTTTATTACTTCTTCACAACGTACTATGTTTTTCTCTAATAAAACTTTTAAAGTTAAGTCATTATTTTCTATAGAAGTTTCATTTTCTAAATCAGTTTTATATTGCTCTAATTGCAATTCCCAATATTCTAAACTTTCTTCCATATTAATTATATATTACATCAACCCAAAACTGAGTAAAATTATTATCTTTTGATACAGCATGCATGAATGATGTATTTAACCCATCATACAACAATACAGAATTACTTTTATCTAAAGAATCTGCATTTGTATGACTTTCTCCATACAGTTTATAAGTATTTATAAATCTAGAGTTTACTGAAGGTTGATTCCATTGAACAAAATGAGCTGTGTTTAAAGACACAGAATACATATTTGCTACATCATTAGTTGGTGTAGAATAATCAACTGATGCTGTTAAAGGATCAGAATAAATACCATGTTTGACAGCATATACTTTATAATGTATTTTACCTGATTGCGTAAATGAATCATCTATAACACTCATATTCAATTCAAAATCTTCCTTAGAAAAAATTGATATTAAACCAAAACTACTTTCATTAACAGCACTAAATACTAGATATTCATCATTAGTTACTTCAGCTTGTTCAAAAGTTACATTTATAGTATCATTTACAACAGATAATATTAAGTTAACTGGTTTAGCAGGTTTGGCTATTCCTAAGTCTGCAGCTGTTAATACTCTAGTACCATGTGAGGTAAGAACCCCATCTGTCATATAAAGATTATCAATAATAGTAGCTCCACTTGTATTAATATCTGAATCAGTACCAATAATTGTATTGAATGCTAGACTTGGTTTATTAAGTATTAAAGCATCACCACTTGTTGCATTCCAATCTGCCTGAACATTTTGTTCAGCATTAACAGGAGCATAAGAAGTAGGAATGTTATCTGCTGTTACATTTCCTGAAACAATAAGATTAGCATTACCGTTTGATATAGGCTTTAAAACCATTGCATCATAAACAGTACTACCTGAAGGTGTAAATCTCCATCTCCACCAATCATTATTATTATCATCAGTTAGATTAAAGTCAAAATAAGTATGCGTACTATCTATAGTTGTTGTTATAGATGCAGCATCTGATGATTGTGCAGCAAATGTTAAGTTTGTAACTCCTGTTAATGAAGTATGGTTGTGAGCACTTGGTGCAAATGTAGTAGGCTTATTAAGTATAAACGCATCACCTGAAGTAGCACTCCAATCTGATTGTACGTTTTTCTCAGCATCTGTAGGTGCATGAGTTGCTTGTGAATGTGTGTATGCTGTATTCCAATTACCATTATTATAACCTGATGCTGATAACGTACCGGGTACTATTAAGTTTCCTGCATTTGATATAGATAATAAAGATATTGAATCAGTTTCATTATAAAAATAAATTTGATTGGCATCATGCTCAATAGACATGCTTTTACCACCTGTTCTTCTAAATGCTATTTTCTTATCTGATCCAGGATTGTTTATTGTTAATCCCCCAGTTAATGTTCCACCAGCTAGTGGTAGGTAGTTACCTGTTATATATCCTGCTACTGAATGGTCACCCCATCCATGTGCTGTAATTCCTTTAGATACATCAAGTAAAGAAAAGTTATCTGTTGTGTGAACTTGTGCCCAGTCTTCTTGCCAAGTACCATTTCTTTTATTTCTTATATGAATTTCTCTTTGATGAAAGTCCTCAAACATCTGAACTGCCCAATCTGATGAATCCCAATACTTAGTAGTTAGTAAACCATCTGATGCCCCAACTGGATTATCTGTAGCCCCACTAACATCCCATATATGAATTCCTGATTCATTTATAGTATCACCATTTGCATTTAATCTGGGATTTAATTTTAAATATCTACCGTCATGGTTGTGACTTGAAGGATTAAATGTAGTAGGCTTGTCTTCTACTTCACTCCAAGTAGGTTTATGACCTGTTGAAAACAATGCATTACCATTATGTCTAAGTAAACTATCAGCATGTGTTGTAAAAGATATACCATCTCCTGCGTCATTTTGAGAACTAATCTCTAATGTAGAACCAGCATGACCACCAACACCCGTAGTATGTCTTATATATGCTCTATCAGATGGATCTGTAGTTCCTTCTTTATCAAAACCAGTAAAATCAATCATTCTACTTTGATTAGTAGTAGTTGGATCACCTGTTAAAAGTATATTACCTTTTATACTAAGGTCACCGGTCATTGTATCACCTGTAATATTTACATAGTCAGAATCATGATTGTGATTTCCAGGAGCATAGTTTTGAGTTCCTACCCATACTTGTGTAGCTAAGTTTTCACCTGATGATTTAGGTAAAGCTTGAAAGTTTACACTTCCACTATAATCCCAAGTCCAAGGATCTAATGTTTGACCACCAGAATAATTACTTAGTAAAAATAAACTCTTAAAAGGAAAATAATTATGAGATGCATCAGTCCAATCAATGTCAATTTCAACACGCATCTTGTTTTTACCATCATGTAAAGAACTAGTTGTGTGCACGTTCATACCACGTTGGAAATTGGAATAAGTCCATCTAGTCTTTTCATTCCAGATAGTTCCGTCAAACGTTTCTATTTTAACATCACATGTATGATTGCTTGTATCAGACCAAGTACTTTGTAAAACAAACAAAGCTGTTGTTGGCCATCCACTACTTCTATTTATAACAAATCTAAAACGCTTATTTGCATGTTGTAAACTAAAACCAGTTTCTTCTCTACCATCAAATAAAACATCTAAACTTTGAGTCCATGCTTCCCAAGCACTTCCATTCCAAAATTCAACATCTGAATACTCCCTAAATCTAAAAGTATCAAAAACAGTATTTTCAGTAAATAAACGTAAATAGTTTGCTTGATTGTAAGAATCATAAAATTGCTGTCCATCAGAAAAACTATGATACTTATGTCCTGCATATTCATAGCGTCCATCTAAATCAACTGTTTGATTTGTATTACCTGATACAGTAAGTGTAAGAACACCATTGCCTGTATTAAAACTTGCTCCTGATAGGTAATGATTTGTATTTGTATTTGTATCAGTTGAAGAAATTGTAATTTTTCCTCCAGCACTGTAGCTGAGAGCCACATTATCTCCCGCAATGAAATCTAATGTGCCCTCAGACTGTACAGTAGTTTTTTGAACCCCATTTGTTTTAAGGTTAAAAAACTTATAATTATCATAATCATGTGTATGTCCGGATAAAGCATATCTACTATCCAAATCAACGGTTACATTATCTGATCCAGTAACGGTTCCTGTTAGAACTCCTGTTGCTGTATCAAAAGACAAACCAGAAAGAAATTTATTACTTCCTGTTTGTTGTGTTGTCCAAGTAACCACACCATTTCCATCTGTAGTTAATACTTGATTGGCTGTACCATCAAGCATAGGGAGAACAAAATCTCCGTGTTTAAGATGTGATAATTGTTGAATCATGATTAAAATTTATAATTACACTTTTTTACTTATGATATTTTAATAATTGCAACTTGTAAATCAAATGGAGATGGTTTATCTAACTTAAGTGTTAGAGTATTTACATCTGTTTGTACCATTGCAACAGAAAGCATTTCTTTTGTTTTAGCATTCCAAACTTGAGCAATTATACACTCAGCTTCTAATTCATGGTTAACTATGTATTCAGTTTCACCTGCAGTAAAATCTTTACAAAATCTTACAGCAGCCTGTCTAGCTGCAACTAAATCACTAGCACCTTTAGGAGTTACCGTTCTTGCAGTATCTGTTCCTGTAATTGTTTCAGCACTTGTTGCTAACTCAGCAATACCAGCATTAGTTACAGTTGCAGTTTCAGCTGTTACTGTAACAACAGCACCTTCTCCACCTGCACTAACATCTATACCAACACCTGCAGAAACAGTCTTAACGTAATCTCCTGTAGTATCTGTACCAAGGGCAACAGAGTTAGGAGCTACACCAGATGCAGTAACAGTTGCTGTAAGAGTTACGTCTGCACTACCATTAAGAGTTACAGAACCAGTAGCATCTCCAGCTAAAGTAATTTTTCTTGCAGTTTCCCATGCTGAAGCAGTATCAGCGTTTCCTTCTAAATCACCAATGAATGCATTAGCACGTACATCATACGAAGCACCAAAGTCCCATCTATCTCCAGATTCATCCCATAGTAAACTTACATTTGCAGAAGTACCACGTTCAACTTCAAAACCTGAGTTTTGAGAAGGAACACCTACTTCATTAGCATTAAGTTTAATAATAGCATCACCAATATTAACTTCAGTTGAATCAACTTGTGTAACCGTTCCTTTAACAGTTAAGTTACCTGCAACAACAACGGTAGATAAAGCTCCACCAAGTGTTAATTTATTAGCTCCTATAGAAGAAGCTATAGCAGCATCAGCTGCAGTAAAATCTAAACCAGTAAGTCCAGCAATAGAAGTTGAAGTTCCACCTAAAGCAACAGTAGTACTACCGTATGTAACACCGCTATTGGCAAGTGAACTATTAGGTACATTTGAAAGACCTAATGCAATAGTACCATTAGTAGTAATTGGTGAACCTGAATCCACATCAATACCATCTGATCCTGTAACTGCCACAGAAGTAACACCTGTAAATGCGTTAAAAGGTAAATCACTTACACTATAATAATCAGCTGCTGATTCATCATTAGATACAAGAATTTTCCACTCATCTTTAATAGTAACTCCTGACTTATCTGCAGTTGCTAAAATAACGTTATCAGTTCCAGCGTAATCAACATTAAGTGTAATTGTACCACCTAGTGATACTGTACCTCCGTCTTGTAGACCAGCACCTGCGGTAACAGTTACTGCGCTATTAGCAAGAGAGCTATTTGGAATGTTACTTAAACCAAGAGCAATAACACCACTTGTTGTAACAGGACTATCAGCAACTGTAATACCACCAGTACCACTAACCCCAACACTTGTTACAGTACCTAAGTTATCAGTAAATGGTAAATCACCAACGTATGCATGCTTTACAGCATCAGTAGCTCCATCACTATAAATAATAAAGTCTCCTGTTTCTATTGCAGCACCTGAGTCATCAGTAGCTGCTAATATAAAGTTATCAGTTCCTGCATAGTCTACGTTTAAAGTAACAGCACCTTGAGTACCACCACCTGTTAAACCCACACCTGCTGAAACGGCTGTAATATCCCCTGCTGCATTTACCCATGCGGTTCCATTCCAGATCTCTAAAGCTTTATCTGTGCTATTGTAAATAATTTGCCCTTCTACTGGTGTAGCGGGTCTTGTTGCAGTTGTTAATTTATGTATTACAGCATTCTGCAATTCATTTTGCTGCAAGTCAATGTTTAACGTCTCTAAATGAGACAAATACTTAATTGCCATAATTGTTTTTTTTTATTTTATTATTTTTTTAACTTAGATATGCTGTTCCAGCTACAGGTACATCAAAATTAACTTTCATATTGTTTACATCAATATTAGTTACTTGACCATTTATATCTGTGCCATCTGGCATTTCCATTCTTATATTAGGATACTTGTCTAAATTGTGTGGTATTATCCATTCTGTTGAAACTGTTTCTTGAGTAAATACAAAACCATCAACTATTTTTTTATTTATTTCTGATTGAATTTCTTTTATAGATGTTAGTATATTTTCTAGTACAGAGTTATCTGGACAGTATGTTACAGAAGGACAGGAAGCACTACTTGTTTGAGATACTTTTGGTTGATCTACATATGGAGTACTTGTTAAGTACCCAACATTTTCATTAACGGTAACTCCAACACAAGAAGTTTCACATTTAAGTTTGCTTTGCCAATCACACAATTCTTTTTCTAAAGCAGCTGCCTCAGCATCTACAACACAACATGGTATCATACCATAGCGTAAAGCCACAAAATTTTTATATGTAGCTGTAGCAAACTTTTTTTGTATTTGTATTTCTTTAATTAAGGCAGTGTCCATCTTTATTTTTTAACTGTGTTCTTTTCTGTTTCGTATGCAGTTTTACATGTCTTATGAACTATAGCACCATCTGATGCTTTTGCTTTTTGACAACCACATGAAAACGCTTTGTTACATTTTACGCAAGTCATAATTTTGGTTTATTTATATTAACACCCTACTGTTTTGCAAGATATTTTTTGTAATCTTTTTTTAGCATAATCATATAAAGCCATTCCTTCTTTAGGGCTATTACAATATTCTACTTTAGCAACAGCTGCATCTACTAAAGTTCTTATATACTTCATTTCATCAATAAGATCTTTTCTTTCACTATGAGGTTCACAATCTTTAACATCTATGTGACATAGTGTTTCATAGTATAAAGTAAGTAAAGTAGTAACACGTAAATGATTATATTCAACGTAGACCTTTTCTACTGGAGCTACACTATATTTAATAATATAGATACCATCAGACAAAGGAGTTCTAGATGAACCACAGTTTTCTGTTTGAACAGCTAGTTGGCATCCGTTAAGATGCAGGTTAAAGTTTGTATCAACTTTAATTAAAACAGGTACGTTATACCCCGGGGATGTAATTAAAAGTTCACCGCAGTCTATATCAAGTATTTCAGAATACTGACTAGTATCTCTAACGCTTAATATCTCTCTATTAGATACTGTAGGAACTTCTAAACTTAATATATGCTTATCAGCCATGATTATTGTATTTTTTGTAATTACTGTACTACATAGATAATATACAAAAAAACCTTCAGATTAGGAAATAAAAAAGGTGAAGAATTTCTTCCTCACCTTTTAAATTATTTAGATTTTATTAATCCTATTGATCAATAGAGTCTTCTCTAACTATTGGATTACCTGATGCAGTTGCAGCAGCAATCAATATATCTAGTAAAGCTTCTACCTCACCTTGCGTAACTGTATCATCACACTTAACAAAAATCTCATAAACATATTGATCATTATCAAATACGCTTGATGCATTGTTTAAACGTGGGATACTATGTTGTACATAGTAAGTTTTGTATAAAGCACTACGGTCTACAGCAGAAAGAACTTCTTCAGAACCTTCAATCTCACGCATACGTGCAGAGTCTGCATTACCTTGATGGTAAGGAGCCTGAGCATAAGATTCAGTTAATAGTAAGTTTCTTAGTACACCTTCACCAGTTTTTTGTTCCATTGTTCCTGGAGTAGTAACTACTGTTCCACAGTCATTACATGGGTTTCCAGTTTCATCTAAAACAGATGCAATCAATTGTACAGGTTCTTTACCAAAGTAATCTCTTGTATCAAAAGAAGCATTTCCAAATTTAGTGTCTACGTAAGAACCTTCTAATTTAAGTTTAGCTGATACTACATCAGTAACTGGATCTGTTGAAGCAACATAGTTACCAGAAGCAGCAAGACCTAAAGCTTGTTCAATTGTAAATGTAGCAGTTACTACAGATCCTGAAATACTAGTTGTAATTTCAACACCACCTGCAGAAGCTTCCTTTACGAAAGGTTCAAGGATTGGGTCAGCCAATAACATTTTTCCAGCAGTAGCAATTGCTAAAGCAGGATCAGTAAATTCTTGACCATCAATACAACATACACCAGCAGAATCACCAATACCATAAGCATTACGGTTTAGGAAACGTAGAGCTGGAGCTCCTTTAACATCTAATCTTAAAAATAGAGAAGATCCACAAGGAGAACATTTAGGACCAACTTCTACTTCAACAGTAGCTGCAGTTGCAGATACACAAGTAGATTCCCATACTCTTGTCAAGTAACGTGGATTGATTCCTTTAGATTTAACAGATTCAGCGTAACCACCGTGGTTTTTGTTACCAGCAATAGTATCACTTGCATGTAAAGATCCTTGAACTAGATAAGCAAGTCCAGGAGCTGGAAAAGCACCGGTTGCGTGAGCAGTCCAGTCTTTACCATCAACTAATGCTAATTGGCCAGCAGCCAACGCAGAAGTTTTTGTTCCATCAGCAGCAGAAGCATCTGTTGCTAAAAAGCTTTTGTAAAAAGCATGATTAAAATAAGCCATTGTTTTTCAAATTTAATTGTTTATAAATAAAAGTTTGTGCTTTGTGCACATATATAATATACTAAAATATTATCAAATATACTAGGCCAAGAACAATAATTTGTACTTAGCTGCATTTATAGAGTCTTTAATAAGATCTATATTGCTTATTACTTCAGAGTGAGGCATAACTTCTTGCAATTCATATGCTTGATTTGACAACGCTCTTAAGTATGAAATTGCACCTTCTACACTTTCTAATGTAACAGGAGCTTTTTCTGGGTAACGTAAGATGACTTCACAGGCACCTTGATAACCTTCTGCAACAACATCAATTTGATCTGGTAAAGCATCATATATTTCATTGAGTGCTTTGTGTTGTGCAAATGATCCTACACCTGTTACTTGAAGGTGTAGTTTATGAAGACTAGTTCTAGCATTCATTATTTCTACTACAAAATCTCCAGTTAAACCATCTACCATTTTCATGTTGTCAGATCTTACTGAAGCAGATACTTTAGTTCCTGGTCTAGAGAGTCCTTTTGCTTTTGCTTTAAGTGGTTTTTTATAATCCATTAATTATTTCTTTCTGCTGTTTGCTGGTTTGTTTGATATTGATTAAAGTTTTCTATATCTCCTGCAATTAATGATGCAGTCTCATCTAATAAAACTTCTACTACATCATCCTTGAATTCACTTTCAACATTTACTGTTGAGGCAGTTCCATCATAGGGATTTTGACAACCCGCAATCTGTATAAGAACGGGTTGTCTATAATATGTTAACACAACTTGTGTTATATCAAACTCTCTTCTATATACTCTAACTTTATTATCTATCCATGTGCAGAATGTTTCTCCCCATTCATAGTCAGGACGTTTTAAAGGATCTCTAAGTATTAAATCAACATTAGCTTCTTCTGATAGATATACGGTCATAGATCTAGGATCAGGACAACACTTGCTTGTAGCAAATGCTGTAACTCTCTTATACTCCATGTAGTCAGCTGGAATTGTAGTACTTTCAAAATAAGTAGGTTCTGCTAAACCAGTTAAAGAAATTTCTTTTAAAAGAAGTTGTAAATCATCAATTCTTCTTTTAGACATTTCATCACCTTCCTTATAAAGATTATTACCATGCAATTGCCGTCTAACCCATTCTACCTGAGCTTTGTTAAATGCCTCTACTATCTGCCAGCATTCTATGTTATCATAGTCATTACTAGCAAGTTTATTAAGTCTTTGCTTGAGTTTAATTTGTAGAGTTTGATTATTCATTATTTATTTATTAAGCGTTCCAATATGGTTCAACCTTAGCCATTAAAGCTAACAACGTATCTTCATTACTTGGACTCTTTAAATATTCCATAACTTCAGCAGGTCTTTTACCTAGCTTTTCAGAACTATCTAATAATTCAATCCATCCAGAAGCCTTAGTAACAAGGAACCTATAAAATAATGAATCTTTAGTTAAAGCTCTAATTTTCAAGTCTTCCATTGAAGATTTGGCAGCTTCTATAAATCCTTCAGCAGCTCTTTTCTTGTTAGACTCAGGACCATTTCCATTAATAAATGAATCCATATTTTCATACATGATATCATTTGGTGTGGACTTAGTATACTGAACACTATCAATATCAACAGCTTTTGCTACATACATTAATTTAGTTGTGTCCTTATCATATAGCTTTTGTAATTCAACTAAAGCTCTATTTCTAAGTTTTGTATATGTTGTTCTTTCACTAATTGTTTCTTGCAATTGATCCAAATAAAATTTTGGTGCATTTACCGCTTTCTTTGCTTCCTTTAAAGACCTTGCTACAATAGAAAATCCTCCTGCATTAATTGCATAAAGTTTTACTAAATCATAAGGATCCTTTTGTGGATCTAAAAATACAGGCTCATTACCGCATCTTATACTAATTCTAGACCAAAATTTATCATTGTCTGGTTTTAGTAATGTTACTTTATTCCAAAAATCTTTATCATCTACATCTATTACATTAGATGCAAGTTCTGCTTCCAGTTGTGCAACTGTAGCTCTAATCTCTTTTATTTTTTCTGCTTTCTCTCCTGGAGGTAGCATCTTTACGTCAGGGGCAAATTCATTTAACCCTGTAACGTATCTCTTAACACCGTTAAGTTCAAGACAAGCTAGGCTTTCTTCATGCCATACTCCATCATGAAGTGACATTCCGTAATTTTCTAAACCCATGTTTTGTTTGCTTTCATTAAAGAAAGGCCTAACAGCCATGGTCTCATTTTTTCCTTGTTGGTACTTTTCTACAATTGTGTAACTACTCATTTACTTTGGTTTTAAAAATTAATAACTATTATGTTGGTCTCAAAAGTACAAAATTATGTACATTATTATTAATATTTCTATAGTCAAGTTTAACCTTGACTGTAGTTATTTGAGCTAAATAACATAATAAAGGGAGACAATTTATCACCGCCTCCCTTAATTATTAAGTATGTCTAGAATGATCCTCCTGTAACAGGGTTTCTCATTACTATTTTTAATACTTTAGTTGGATCCTTTACCCAGATAGCTGGCATGGTTTGAGACATCATGACTCTATAACCGTTAAAGTTTCCAGAAGAAGCAAATCCTTGAGTTCTTCCCATGTAGTCCATAGTACCATTTTGGTAGAACCACTTAAGTTGATTATCCCAAGATAACTTCAATAAGTGAATATTATCATTTCCACCTTCAGTTACATCAAAGATGATAAAGCTGTAAGAGCTTAAAGGTCTTCCATCAATTAATGGATTCTCAACATCATTAGTATGTAAGTTATCAAAAGCAGGGTTCAATACAAACTTAACATTAGCTAAGAAAGGAATAGTAAAGCTTGTGTAAGCAAAACCAAAATCAAGATCCATTCCTGATCCTTTAACAGCACCAATGTCACTAGCGTTTTGAACTAATCCAGAACCATATACTTCATCAGCAATAGCTTTGTTGATTAATTGCATTCCACCAATACCAGTTTGTACAACCAATTGACGTTGTGGGTCCGGTCCTTTGAACTCAACTTTACCTTGGTAGAAGTTATATAGTTCAGACTTAAACATATCAAGGTTAAAAGAAGACTTGTTATATACTCTTTTGAAAGAGTTATCTAACTGAGACCATAAACCTACTGATAATCTAATATCATCTGGTCCGTCTTGTCTTACTCTACCACCTTTACCCCACATAAGGTAAGTTTCAATATCATTTGCAATCTTAGACAAATGTGCTGCCTCAAGATTTGTAACAAATGTTCTAGATAATTTACCGCTTTCAAATGCATCACGTGCACCAGCTTTACCCATACCTGCAACTAATTCTTCAATTGAAGATACAGAAGGGTTAGCAGCGTTTTGATCAAAGTTTCTCCAGATCTCAGTAACTGGTACTGTACCATCTGCATTCAATCCACCTTTAATCATTAAATCAGCCTTAGAAGAAATTGAATAATGAACATGTGCTTCAGCTCCACCTACAAAGTTGTAGAATTCACGGAAACCAGATCCAGTTTCAATATCAGAGAAACGCTCTCCATACTCACCTCTTGCAGAACCTTTTCTAAAGAATTTAGTTCCAGAAGATAAATAAGCATTATCTAAAGATGAAGCACTGTTATTGTTTACTAACTGTACAGTATAGATGTATCCGTCACCCGCTGGGATGATGTCATCAGCTGTAATGTAAAGTTCAATACCATTGTACTTGTCATAAGTAATAATGTCACCATGTCCAAAAGCACGCTTAGAAAGCTTTACTTTGAATGTTGTTCCATCAATACCTTTTTCTGCATTAGCAGGCTCAATGTCTGCTACCACAAAGGGTAAATCTTGTGCTACTGGAGTTTGCCATTTGTACTCTCCACGAGCGTTGTCTACCATAATTGTATTCTTTCCACCAAAAGAGGCCATTTGATACAAAGGCATTTCTACCTTCTGGGTCATAGCCCAAAGATCAACTGGTCCCATATCCATAGGCTCAGACGATCCAAGCATTTGGGTTAGGTGATAAGAATCAACGTGAGAACTTGCTTTGTAAGCAGTGTCTCTCAAGAAAATTCCATTGTTTAATACTGGAGTTGCCATAATTGTTAATTGTTTTTGTTGTTATTATTTATTTATCTGTGTTTATTAAAACCGTTTAAATATGTTGTTGGACCTTGGGATCTTTCTTTTAGAGCTAGCACGTTTGCTTTCTTGCTCTCTTTCTTGAACTCCCAGTGATGATCCACCAGCATTGCTTTGTTCTGTCTTAAGTTTCCTTACTGTATTCTCAACACTTTTTTGTGCACCTTTATCCATAATCTTTGATTTATATCCATCAGGATCAGATAGCAACCATAGTGCTTCTGAAATCAAAGTATAGTTTGGTTCTACAAATTGGTATTTTTCCAACAGGTGACCTAACAAATTTGTATTTTTCCCACTTACAGAAGGATAGCTTGGTTGAACCAAACCATTATAAAGCATTGCTTGAGTTTTCTTATCAAGTTTTACTTCTCCTAAATTTCCTTCTTTAAGAGTATTATATACGTTTTCCATATACTGATGAGATGCTTGTTCTTGCTGTTGCTTTTTCATTTGCTGTTCTTCCAGCTTTTGAGCTACAACTTTTGCTTGCATCTTGTCCAATTTAGGTTTAAACTTAGAAGCTTGTTGTTCTAATTTTCCTAAATCTTTCCAGATTTCTATCTCTTCAGTAATCTCCTCATCATCCCCATATCCGGTAGCTTTTAAATAATCTCTAATAATCACTTCTTGATGTGACTCTTTTTTGATATCTAAATTCTTTTTTTCTTCACTTTGTGCAAGTGTAGAAAATAACCCTTTTAGGTCTGTCCCTCCATCAGCAACATATCTTGCTGCTACTTGGAGTTCTTGAGGTAAGCTGTCAAAGAACTGTTTAGGAGTTTCTCTTCTTACTTGATTAGCTTTTTCTTCTAAATTAGCTTGAATTAATTCTTCCCAATCCTTAGCAGAATAATCTGCTAAATCTTTATCATCATCAAAAGGAACAATTTTGTCTTCTTTAATAAGTTTGCTAAATACATCACTTATACCAGAGATTTTTTTTCTTCCTCTTTTTTCTTCTTTCTCTTCTTCTACATCATCTTCAGCATCAGCAGTAAATTCATCTAGTAAATCACTTACTTCTTCTTTAACTTCATCTGCAATTACTTTCGTTCCTGCATCAGGTGTAGTTTCTTCACTGGCATCTGCCTCTGAAGTTTCAGTCTCTTCTTTGTCTGCAAATGAAAAATCTGCTCTCTTAGAAGGACTACTAAATATTGACTTAGGTTTATCTTCGTTCTCTTCTGGTAATGTAACACTATCTGTTGCTACACCAGGATTAAACATTTCATCTATGTCAATGTCTACTTGAGCTACTTTGCTCTCAATTGTTTGGTTTTCTGCTGCCATTATATTATTGGTTTATATAATTACTATTTCTTATATATACAATATAAAAAGAATTTTCTAAATAAACTTATAAAATGCAAATGAAATATATCATTTGTTGCAGTATATAGCTATCTATATTTTTTCTTTTTGTATTTATATCAAAATCTTTTATTTTTTCTTTTTAGACTCAGATTTAAAATCATATTTGTTTTTGTTTTCACGTGCTATTTGTAATTGCTTGTCTGCTATTTCTCTTTTAGCAGAAAGCTCTTCTCTTTTAATTTGAAGTTTGCTTTGTTCAACATTATTCTTGATACTAGCTTGTTCTCTATTAAAGTTCATTTTTTCTCTACCATCTCTTTCTTTTCTAATACCTTCCATAGAATCTTGGAAGTCACTAACTTTATTTTCATTAATGTCAGCCATAGATCCAAAACCAGCAGCTCTAATTTCTGCAGTTTCTAATCTATTCATTCTATCTTTTTCAGCTTCCATAGATTCAAACTCACGCTTAAGTCTTTGTTCTTCTGCACTAGCTTCTAATTGCTGCTGTTGCATTTGCTGTTGTTGTTGCATTTCTTGCTGTCTTTGCATTTCAGTTTTACCTTCAGCATCTTTAAGTATATCTGATACTTCAGCAATTGAATCTGCTTTTATAATATTACCAAGATCATAAATGCTTGCACCACTTGTGTTATTTTGAATAGCAAGTTGTTTTAGTTGTTCAAGAACAGCTCTGTGATTTGTTTTAGTTGTTGCAAATACATTAAAGTCTCTTAGCATTAAATCAGTACCGTTGATAGTAAAGTTTACTTTTTCTGCTGCAGATGACATATAGCTTAACCTAACACTAGGATTAGTACTATAATAGAACTGAGCTAAGTCAGTTCTCATTTGATGAACTCTAGGCATTAAGTGATCTGCATGCTGAGTAAAATAAATTTCAGTCTGAGCATAAGATTGATTTAATGCTTGGGTTACACCTGTTGCAGTTTCTTGACCAATAGGTGCTCCTAGTCTTTGCGCATTAATTCCAATTGCATCAAATGCTTGTTGTTTGAAATAATTTGCTAATTGTATTCTAGACATTAATCTACCTGTCTGCTCCATGTTAAGAGTTTGGTAGTGATTAAAGTTTGTAGCGTTTTCTGTATTTGTAATAGAAGTATCTAAAGGTAACATTTGGAAATCCTTCATAGCTACAAATGCTTTGCTGTAATTTCCTTTTCCCCAATCTTCTCCCATTGAATGTCTTGGTAAAGCGTTTTGGTCAAACATAATGATTGTACCTAACTCATCTACAAGAATATCAGCTATCTGATTGTTTACCATATTATACCCAATCTGATATGCTTTCATAAGATCTATTAAAGAAGTAGACCTTGTATTCCTATCAGAAAATACTCTACCTTCTACAGGTAGTTTACAACCATATAATGAAGTATCACCTTTAAATTGAAAAGGTATTCTTCCTGGCTTTTCTCTATTGATTCCTAAGTATATTGGGCTTATGTTATCTGCAATCTCAGTTTTCCAACTCATTGGAGAGTTAGGTCCTATTTTAACACCACCCCATGTTTCATTAATCCATATCCAATCTACATGTTCTCCTTGAAAAAGATTTTCTTTAGATTTATTTTTATATAATGAATTATCATAAATAGGTTTTTCAGTTACTTTAAATGTTTCATCAATAATTTCTTGAATTACTTCACCATCTTCAGTAATCTTTGTAAGGTGTCCTACTTTTCTTTGAGTTTTCCAATATGTTGTTGTACATCTCATTAAAGAAGACTCACCCCAATTAGCCATGTCTTCTCCTTCATTTAATATTGCACTTACAATATCATCTCCCATAGTACCACCATTACCTGTGTTACTTATAAATTGTCTATAAGATAAACTAGGTGATTCAGTATTCCATGAGTGAGATTTAGTTGGATCATAAAATGAACCATCATTTTGAACACCATTCAATTGATACTGTCCATTCTGAGCAGGATGGATCTCTTGTAAGGAACGCAATTGCTTTTCAGTCATCAAGTATCCATACTTATCTATAACGTCAGCTACGGTCATTAAATCAAGTTTACCAACGTAATTAGATTGAGATATATATCTTACATCTGGAGATTTGTGATAAAATGTTAGAACAGGATTCCATAGTTCTATTTCATAATCATCTTCCATCATTCTAAAATGCCAGAACTCTCTATCTGTAATAAGCATATCACGGAATGCGCGCTCTTCAAGTTCTTGCATCTTAAACCTTTCTTCATCAACATTCAATTGATGAGATGCCCATTCTTCTACCATTGATCTATAATCTTTAGAAAAGAAATCTTCAATCTCTGGTAATGTTTTTAAATTTTCTGGAGCCATTTGTTGTTGTGCTTCCTCTGATTGTGGGTCCATACCCATTTCAATCATTCTAGAAAGTAGTTGCTGTGAAGCATCTGATAACAAATTTTCTTCTACTAATGCTCTTTTTTGCTCAAGCATTTCATTATAAGAAGTATCATCTACAGCTCTGAATTGAACTTTAGAATATCTTTTAGTAAATTCTCCTGATAGTACGTTTACAACGTTAGGTATAATTGGATAAAACTTTAGTTCTAATGCTGACTCATCTTCTTTAGTTAATACATCAACTAAATCTTTATAATCATTATCTTCTTCTACTATATAATCAGTCTTATCTATAATACCTTTTGCTAACTTGTAATTCTTTAAAAGTTTTCTAGAATTTTCTTTTAAGAAGTTCATTCCCTGAACCTCTAACCAATCAAGATTCCAAGCAGCCCAATTATCATCTTTTTTCTTTGCACCTATAAACTGTATAGGTTGGGTTAAGCTGGTGCTTCCGTTATATCCGGATTCAGCTTTAGCACCATTCTTTAGTTGCATTGCATTAAATACTTTCATACTTATCTAAAATTTTTATATGCTGATCTTTTTTTACCCTTTTGATCACCGTGTACAGTTTTTCCTCTTCCAATATTCCTAAACGGACTATACTTTAATTTATGCAAATTTTTTGACTTATCCAAAGAATTTGCGTCATCAGATTCAGTTCTTTTCAAATAACCTCTATTTGACTCCTGTATACGGACAAAAGCTACTAACGCTGAAAAGGCAACAAGCCTATCTACGTTAAGCCCTGGGTAAAAAGCTAGCATTTCTTTAATTAACATTGGATCTGGTATTCTTGTTATTCCAAGAGTTGTATTTATTACATTACCTTCAGCATCAGTTTCTTGATCAATTTCTTCTCTTAAAAATTCAATAGCATAAGAAATAAGATGTTGCTTAAATAATGTCCCTGTGTTTTTCCAACCATATTCTTGATATACAGTCTTGTTAGATCCCAGATCTTTTAAGAATAATATTTGTGCTTTTGGTACAAGATATTTTTGCTTTCTTTTGGCAATCATATGTTGTATAAATAGAGATATATTATTCTCTACAATAGTCCAAGCATTAAACCATATTATTATTTTTTCTAACTGATCATGTGTTTTATTAATATCATCATATCTACCACACCATGCAGCTACTAATTTTGCGTTTTCTATAAAAACTTCTAATCCATTAGGTCCTTCACGTTTTATTTCTACAGCATTCTTATATACAAAAATACTACAGAGGGAATCAGATGTGGTTGTTTTACCTTCTGATACAGGATCAATAGAAGCATAGTATGCTCCAAACTCTGGATTAGGTACTGGTCTTTCCCATACAACAAGACATCCTGTTTTGTCTTGCATTTTTTTATCTACAGGAAATTTGTTAATGGGTAATTTATTAGAACGTTTAGGCTCAATACCTTTTTGTGTTCTATCTAATTCTATATGCTCATATGCATATTCTTTATCATCAATTGCTTTAAGTTGTCTTGATAGTAATCCTTGAGGAAATACAGATTCTTTTCTATATGCAAAAGCTTCTGCAATATTTGTAGGTTTCTGAGAAATACGCAATTGATATTGTTCAGCTCCTAATTCATTCTTCCATCTTTTTCTTTCAAGGAATATTGCATCAAGAGCCTCTTTAACTAATGTGTTACCCCACTTATCAATATGAGGTGGCATAGACCACTGTTCAGGAATAAATAACCCTGATATACCAATGGTACCATCTTTGTCTATTAGATTTGTTTCTACGGGGTATATATCATTATTGATAGGGTTCATTACCATATCCTTCAATGGTTCACATTGATTTAAATCACCTACTGATCCAGCTGCTATAAACATACCTGTTGTTACCATACCTGATGACATTGCAGGACGTAAGTACTCATATGTCTGCATCATCTTAGGAGCAATACCGGCTTCTTCATGAAAGAAGTAAGTAGTTGGTCCACCAACACCTGTAGTAGCATTTTTTTCAAAAGATGCTCCTTGTATTTTTGATTTAAGTCCTCTAGAAGTTTTTCTATTACCTATTTTAACTTCAATTTGTTGTTGCCACAATAATACTTTTTCTGGATTACTTGGTCTATACCAAGCAGTGTGTTCATTAAGAAAAGTTTTATATTCATCTAAAAACTTCCAAGATCCTTTATCATTAATATAATCTTTTAAGGATGCACCAATTTTACACGTACTACCTTCTTCAAACCAATACGTATTAATTATTTTTCCCATATGAAAATATGAGGAAGCTATCTGACGTTTTTTAAGTATAGCAGTATGTTTGTAATGTAACTCAGCTAGTATTTCATATAAAGCCATATGATACTGTGCATCACGTACTTTAGCAAAACCATAATGTTTTTCTTCTTTATCATATATTGGTAAAAAATTTAACCACATATAATAATCTCTTGTTAAATACCAAGTAAGGGGTCCATCTTTATAGATAACCCCTTCACGGCATTTGTCTTTCTCACCGTTCCAATACAGTATAAAATCTTTAGATCTAAAAGGTGCTAAACAATAAACATTCTCTTTATTGAATTTTCTAGCCTCTTGATTAAATACCAAAGCTGTTTTATTAAATTGATACTGACCTGGTTCTTTAAATACTGATTTAACAAAATCTATAAACTCTTCTCTTGTTTCATATTCAGTATCAGTCCATTGACCATTATCCCATGTTGGAACTATTTTATACATTAATGTTCTTTTAAGATTGCGTATATATCACCAAAGTTAATCAATAAGTGTTTCTCTCCGTTATGTAATAATTCAGTTGGTACACAAAAGTCAGCATATTGAATTAAATCACCCACTTTAATTGTATCATCTAATTCATTACCTACAGCAATAACAAAACCTTTGTACTCTTTTGTTTGTGCAATATCAGGTATAATAATATTTGTACCAGGTACAAATTTATCTGCTTGTTTTAGTTTTATTAATACCTTTTTCCCTACCGGAATAATTGTTGTTTTCTTCATTTTTGTTTGATTTATTACTTTCTTTATTTATTTCAAAATTTGGCTCATCCCAATAACAGAATACCCATCCTTCTTTTTTGTTACTCATATTACATTTGATCATATGCTAAACCAGCACCGCCTCTTACAGAACTTTGTTGCTCTTCTTGCATATCACTAAATGCACCTTTATAAGAATTACGTATCTGCTCAAATTTAGCAGCTGCGTTTACCATTGAATTAATATTACCATCTCTACCATGTTCTATGGCTGTTGTTTCCATATACCTAGCTAATCTATCAAGCATTGATTTAATTCCTTTATACGCTCTGTATGTAGGTGTTTCATAAAGCTTTTGACACATTTCAATTGAGTATCTAATTTTTGCATCTTCTGGAGATTCTTCTAACTTTATTTCTTCTATAATTAAATCTTCTTTTTCATGTTCTGGAACATTAAAGAAAGGGTTCATATCAGGATTAGGGCAAGTCATATAAAATAAATATTGGTACACTTGCATATAAGTATCAGGGTATTCTACCATTAAATCTTTAAGAAAGTTTAATGTATAGCAATGTTCTGATGGAATAACCGCACCATTTTGAATATCAAATAATTTTACTAGCATTTTTTATTGTCTTTAAACCACATGATTAGATTGTCAACCTCATCCTTTAAATATGGTAGGTTATACATTTTAATTTCTTCAATAGCTGGTTCTCCATTGACCATTTTAGTAATTGGATACCCATGATCATTTTCACCAACTTTTTGAAATTTGACGTGTTGAATTACAAGCTTCCCTATTTTTAATCTGGGGTTGTGCTTTTTAATAATATACGCATAAATACTTAATTGTAGGTTATAATGATTCAAATTACAATCATCAAGATTGTTTACAGGGTTAAACATCTTAGATGTAATACCCTCCCAATTTGTAAATCCTTTCTCTTTAACTTCTTTATTTGTCTTATAATCAGTGATATTTATTTCACCATTTACAATTTCAACTAAATCTGCTTGACCACATAAACCTAAAGACTTTAAGTAAACAAATAATTCTGGATATACGCCATCCTTTAGCTTTTGTTCTGGTGCTACTTTTACACCTTCATCTGTAATATCTGGTTTTACAATAGGAAGTTCAACACCTTCTCTTGCAATTGTTTGAAAATCAAGCATATCTGATTCACGTTGATTATGATACCAGTTACCTAAACCTATAGCTCTTTGTGTTTCAGTATCCCAAGCATTTAGTATTTCTTTATCAGTCATACCATGCCATTTAGATCTTTTGTTTTTAGAAGATTTTTTAGCCTGTGCTTTAGCATCAAACTTAGGTTTAAACTTACCAATAAAAGATGTTACACTTGTCCAGTTTATTTTGTCTTGGTCATTACTTTCATAGACATGACCTTCTTCTTTAAATATTACTGCCATATTATTAAGTTATTGTAGTATACCACCAACCACCTTCTTGGTTAGTAATAATACTGGTTGTTACATTATTGCATATATAGTTAATCTGCATAATATTAATTTTTTAGTTTAACATTGAATAATACTTTTAAACCATCCCAAAATGATTTGGCTATATATATATCATATAGATAAATAGTTTTTGGACAAACTATATAATTTTTAAAAGGTGTTACATCAGTTATATGACCATCCTTATAAATCTTTAATAGCCATTTATCTTTCCACTTAAGTATTACTCTACCTTGCATTGGATATTTTCTGGGCTCCGTCCACCTAGGAGTTCTGAAGTCATAAAATGTTCTCATTTTGTTTTATTTATTGTTCTATTTTTTCTTCTTCTTCCTCTGTTAACCAAGCTTTCCATTTACCTTTTGGACATTCAGAAGATAAAGATCTAGTCTTAAATTCAAGACTACATCCACACTCACTACAACATGGTTGAGTTCCAGGAACTAAACAGCTTTTTCCTTTAAGATCTAAATAAGTACATCTATTACATATGTGCATTCTACTGTCAGATATAATTTCCACTTCTTGTTTTTTAAAAAAAGTATTAATGGCTCCTTCAGATATTTTATCTATATTTTTAAAAGCTTTTATTAATTGTCCTATTTTCATTTTTTTAACTTAAAGTTTTTTCTATCTTCTCTTTGTTGCATTATTGCATCTCTGGCAGATTCTAATGTTTGTATTTTTTCTTTTACAGAGACGTGTTTGTCATATCCGTCATAAGTATTTTTGACTAAATTACCTAAGTAACTTTTGTTCTTTTTAATAGCTTTATCTAACTTTTGTTTTCTTAAGTTAAATGTACCTAATCCAAATATACTTACATTAGGTGAGCTGAGGTTAGATAAGTTCTTACGTATCTTAGCGTAATAGAAAGTAATGAAATCATCTACTACATCTTCATGTACACCTACCTTATCAGCAATACCATTTCTAAATTCTTTATGATGTTTTGGTTTCAAGGCCTAAAATTTTATAATCAAGTAATACGCTACCTTTTGTCTGTACGTTTATTGCTTTATTTAATAATATCTTTTTTTTATTTTTTCCTATCTTAGTTATAAGATCTTTCTTACTTGCTTTTGCAATAGCATTACGTGCTGACTGAGGACTTTTGAAAATCCCCAGTTCAGTCACATAATTACAAAATTTAGTAAGCTCTATTTCATGTTGTTTACCAAGTTCAGCCAAACACTTAAGGTCTGCTGAACTTATTAAGATGTCATTAAAGAAACAATAAGATAGTATTTGATACTTTATTGAAACATTAATGTCAACTTTTAACTTAAAATCTACTTTGTTTACTAGAGCCATTTGTTTATTTTAAAGATAATAACATATCTATTAACCCTGGGTGAGGATAGCAATCAAACTTACCTCTCCTTACATTAGTATGAGTTAATAAACCTTTTACTTTACCGTAATAAGCATCTTCTTGAAATTCAAATGCTTTAGTTGGTCCATACTTTTTAATCCATTGTACTAAACCAATTCTAATATCTATATTGTCTCTTTCACCAATATATCTTAACCATTTTTCTAATTCAGTTAATTGTTTATCAGAATAGTTGTGCCAAGTTAAGTGACCTTTAAAAGGTTCAGCTAAAGTACATGTTTGTTCAGGGGTTGCTTTTTGACCAGCATAAGTCAATCCGTTTTCTAGATATCCAAAGTTATTTAATTCAATACCTACTGAATGACGATTCATATAACCTGATCCGGTTTTTCCTAAGTGCCATCCTTGACCTCCTTCTGGAAAAGCTTGAACCATTACACCATCATGATCTGCATTATTATCAGTAATCTTTTGACCACCTAATACAAATTCAGTTGCTACACGTCCTCTACTATCTCTACCCCAATGGTCTACAGTTTTGTATGGACTGTTCCAACCTGCAGTATGATGTAGAAAGATATACTCATTGTGTATTGGTCCTTCTATATACTGACCTTTAGGTAAATAGTGTTTATGTATTTTTTGATTGTAAGCAGTTTCAAAGAATTGTTCCTGCTGATCAGTGTCTTCATCAATAGCTTCATAGCCATAAGGTCTAACAAATAACATCTGCATGGTTACAGCTCCCACCATACCATCAGGTTTTAAGTCATTACTTAATTGATATTGAATCACTCTTTTTAAAGTAACTTCACCAAAGACTCCATCTGCTTTGAGTCTAAGCATTTGTTGTAGCTTAACTACTTCAGGACCTTTAGATCCCAGCTTTAGTAAATCCATAGTTAAGACTTTTTAAGTGTGCGTGTCTTAGCCATTTCTTTTTCAAACTCTTGTGCAGCTTCAGGTTTTTTACCACCTTCTTCTTGAGCAGCATAAGCTTGTGCTAAGAACATTTGAGCTTGTAGTCTTTCTACTCTTGCTTTTTCTACGTCTCTTAAAAGTTCTTCATACTCCTTCTGTACTTTAAGGTGTTTGATGTTTTCTTTGTAGAATGTGGTAATCTCAACTCTTCTTTCAGCAAGTTCTTCTTTGCTAAGTTCTGGTGCTTGTTTTTCTGTTGACATAATTGTTGGTTTTATATTTATACCAACAAATATAGAAAAAAAGTTTAAATAAAAAAAGTTTAATGGACTTATTTATAATTAGATTTTAAATCCGGTGTGAACGTAATTTAGATTACGCTTATTTTTTTACGCACTTGTTTACCATTTTAGTTCTACCAGAACTAGTTTTTTTACCACTTGGTGATTTCTTTTTACCTACAGCTTTGTATCCTTTCCAACAGCTGGGTCCTTTCTTCTTTGCTTTTGCCATTACTTTCTTGATTTAGCTCCTGAACATTTCCAACGCTTACGTGATAAGTTGTTTGGTGTGTTAGGATCATTGGCTTTTTTCTTTGACACTCTTTTCTTAATACCTAAACTTCTAGCACAGTAGCTATCACCTTTGGAGGTGCCAGGTTTTACCCTTGGCCCTCCTCCTTTAGCTTTTCCTGCCTGTCCGTAACTAACTTTCTTACCGCTAGCTGTTACTTTGACTTTTGCTTTACCCTTTCTAGGTGTTGCCATTATACTACTTGTGTATATATTGGAACTCCAGTTGGAGATATTGTTTGCTTCCATCTTGTGCTATCTGAAGCAGTAAATATAACACCTTCTAAAACCGTTGTTAAATCTAAACACCCTGTAACTTCTATGTCACCTGCAGGTACTCCACTTACTGCATCAATAGTAACTGTTCCTTCTGCATCTGTAAGTGTAATGTTTGTTCCTGCTGTTAGTTGAACTGTGTTAACTGATTCATCTGAACCTGTTAGTATGATATCAACGTTAGCACCATCTTGTGCACACGCTAAATCATAAGTACTAGGTGTTGCTGATATCTGTACCTCACCTGTTGCTTGATTAACTGATACACCAGTTCCAGCCATAATAGAAGTTACTCCTGCAGATCCTCCACTTGGTATTGTTACTGATCCTCCATTTGTAAGAGATAGTACTTGGCCAGCTATAGATAATTGTTGAGAGTCTGAACCACCCGCACTGACAAATGTCTTAATAGCACCCATTGTAACCATTTCTGCTTCAACTCTAGGATTAGCTTTTAATTTTTCTTGTGCAGATGCATATCTTGCTATTGTAACAAAATCATCTGCTTTAGGTGTTACTATCTTTTTTCTAGAAAGCATTCCCATCATTCCTTGCAATATATTTCCCATTTTATTTATTTTTAATTGGTTATTATTCTTTTGTGTTTAATATCTTTAAAAGAACACCACACTTTTCATACTCTTCAAACTCTTCAAAAAAAGCTATCATGTTTTCAAGATCTTCCGTAGTGTGACCATTATCTATGTCATGTGCTACAGCAGTCATCCCATCAGGTTCTGCATCTAGAATCTCTGTGAAGGTAGTTTCTTTTGTTACCATTCTATAAGAATTATTAAATGCCTTATGCATAAGCATATCTTCTGCTTCTATTTGCTCTGTCTCAGTCAAGCCTTCAAACATTGAGTCATCCATTTCTGAAAAGTCATCATAATCACTCATAGGGTTAAGTTCTTTAATTGATTCTTATATATATAATATACTAATTTTTAGTGTCAAAATTAAATTTTTTTTAAACAAAATACAAATTTAAGATCCCCCCTTCTATTACAAGCAAATGTTGCCCCCCGGTCCTCAGAAAGTTTTATGTATGGCATTGGTGAGAGGTGGTACTATACAACTCCCCAGCAAAATATTGCGGTTATGGTACCCCCGCTCTTGCGGTACCAACACTTAAATTATATCATTATGTACTTTTACAAATTTACAAACTCAAACAAAGGAATCGTTACAACTGAGCAACCTCTAACTGGTGGTGCTACCAAGAAG